AGATGGCAAGCAGACTTGCAGGAGACGATGAAGAGTCTATAAGAGCGGATGCTGAATCCATGAAGACGCTTATCGGACAGCAGGCTCCGCGTGCTCCTCTGGGCGATCCCGAATCCAATAACGGAAAGGCGAACGGCACAGCAAGCCTCTGGGCGGCGGTCGCTTCGCAGATGAATGAATGAAAGGAGACATGATATGTCTGCAATTACAACTCATATCGACCTCGGTCAGGAACTCGTAGCGGAAATGTTTGATAAAGTCAAAGGCCATTCCGCGCTTGCGGCTCTTTGCGGTTCTACACCGATCCCGTTCAACGGAATTGATGTTATGACATTCTCTATGGACGGAGAAGCAGAACTTGTCGGCGAGGGTGAGAACAAAGGCCCGGGCGAGGCCGCTTTTGAGCCGGTCACGATCAAGCCCTTCAAGCTTGTTTATCAGCACAGAGTAACGGATGAGTTTATCCGCATGAGCGACGAGAAGAGACTGCCGTATCTTCAGGCTTTCGGCGATGGCTTTGCGAAGAAGATCGCGCGCGGCATCGATATCACAGCTTTCCACGGCGTAAACCCGAAGACCGGCTCAAACGCCGACACACTTCGCCCGAAGTGCTTCGACGTTCTGGTTGATCAGACGGTAACATATGCCGCAGCTACTCCGGACGATAACCTCGAGGAAGCTGTCGCAATGATTCAGGCGGGTGATGGCGACGTGACCGGTATCGCAATGGCTCCGGCTTTTGGCGCGGCTATGGCGACCGTAAAGGTCAACGGCGTTGTCCAGTATCCGGAGTTCAGATTCGGTGGCAAGCCGGTAAGCTTCGCAGGATACGGCGTTGATATCAATAACACCGTCGGATTCAGTTCCGCTCCGGATAAAGCGATCATCGGCGATTTCCAGAACGCTTTTAAGTGGGGTTATGCCGCAAATCTTCCGCTCGAGATCATCCAGTACGGCGATCCGGACGGACAGGGCGACCTGAAGCGCAAGAATCAGATCGTGCTCCGTGCAGAAGCTTACATCGGTTTCGGCATCCTCGATCCGGATTCCTTCTGCCGCATCGTTACGGCGTGATGAAGTATCGGAACACAAAAACCGGCGTTGTAATTGACGTAAAGAGCAATATTTCGGGCAAGAACTGGGAGCCGGTAAAGGTTCCCAGTAAAAAGCCCGTCAGGAAGGGAGCGCCGAAGAAATGAGCAATTTTGCAACGCTTGAAGATGTCGCGGCTTTGACCGGCAAGGAATACAGCGAATCGGAGCAGGAGAGATTAACAGCGCTTTTGACCGAGATTTCTAACGCTTTGCGTTTTGAGGCCGAGAAGGTAGGCAAAGATATTGACGAAATGATTGTCAAGAGTGAAGCCTATGCGAGCGTTGTGAAACTCACAACAGTTGATGTCGTAACGAGGGTCTTGCGCCAGTCGCAGGAAGGCGATCCGATGACGCAGTTCTCGCAGACAGCGCTCGGATACAGCGTTTCGGGGACATATGCGATTCCAGGCGGCGGTATATCTGGGGCTATTATGCGGAATGACTTAAAGCGGCTCGGTCTCAGGCGGCAACAGATAGGAGTGCAGTACGTATGGGGTTCGGAATCCACGGAATAACGATACAGCTCTATGAGCAGACGCAGACCGGAGTTGATGCTTTCAATCGACCTGTCTATGCGGAAACCACTGTCGACGTTGATAATGTCCTTATCGGAGAGCCGTCAACGCAGGATATTGTCGATGAACTCAACCTGTCAGGCCGCAAGCTTGCATATACTCTCGGAATCCCGAAAGGAGATACGCACACATGGGAAGGCCGGAAGGTCGGCTTTTTCGGCGATACGTTCCGGGTTATCGGCAAACCGACGCAGGGCATCGAGGATAACATTCCGCTACGGTGGAATAAGAAGGTAAAGGTCGAGCGCTATGAGTGATGTCAAAATTGAGATGAATAAAGCAGGTCTGCATGAACTTTTTACATCCTCTGCGGTGGCTTCGCTGATTGAACAGGCTACTGCACAGGTCAAGAGTTCGGCGGGAGACGGCTATGCGTCAGAGGTCGGCATCATGGGGAGTCGTGTCCGTGGCATAGTCTACCCGGCGACAAAGGTCGCTCGTGATTCTACTCGGAACGATCATTCACTTCAGAAAGCAGTCGGAGGCGGGTAATGAATATCGAAGCGGAAGTTATACAGTATCTTTCTGAAAGATTTCCTGCTATTCCGGTCTACGGTGAAGTTCCCGAGAACAGGCCGAAGACAATGCTGATTGTCGACCGGACGGGCGGGTCGGTTACGAATCTGGTCAAGACGACATCAATCGTCGTGGACAGCTATGGAGAAAGCAAAGCGGCAGCATCCGTACTGAATGACGCTGTGATTGATGAGATGTTTCAGGCCGTATCGGAAGAGGGCTTTTCGAATGTGTCACTCAACTCCACGTACAGCGATACGGACACAGCCTCGAAGGAGTACAGATACGGCGCACTTTTTGAGATAGTGCACGAATAGGAGGATAGAAAATGAGCAATAATGCGGCTCTTGCAACGGTCGGAAAGCCGAAGGTCGGCGGTGCGATTTATCGTGCGCCGGTCGGGACAACGCTTCCGACAACGGCAGATGGAACGCTTGATAATGCTTTTATTAATATCGGCTATATCTCCGAGGACGGCGTTGAGTATGACGGCTCAATCGAATCCGAAGAGATCAAGTCGTGGGAGCAGGATACTGTCCTGCGTCCGAGGACTTCCAGAACGGACAGTTTCAAGTTCTCTATGCTTGAAATGCTCAATCCGGAAGCGCTGAAGATTTATTACGGTGACGATAATGTTTCCGGGACGCTTGATACCGGAATCGAGGTCACTGTGAACGCAAACGACGTTGACCCGATGAGTTACGTCATTGACATGGTAACGACAGGCGGCGGCCTGCACAGGATCGTCATTCCGAGCGGCGTCGTATCCGAGACGGAGAGCATCACATACAAGCCGAATGAAGCGGCTATGCTCGGCGTCACGGTAGCGGCGACGGCAGACACAGACGGCAATACGCACTATGAATATTTTAAGGGAGCGTAATACATGAGTAAGGTAGGAACTACTTCGACAGGTTTTCAGTATGAAATTACGGACGAGGCGATGAACGACGCGGAACTGCTCGACGCATTGATCGAGGCCGACGAAGGCAACGCAACGTCCATGATGAAAGCTATGAATAAGCTTCTCGGAGCAGAGCAGAAGCAGAAACTGTATGAGCACTTGCGGAATGAGCACGGCAGGGTGCCGCTCACAGGCGAACGCTCGCTTGTTTCGGAAATATCGGAGATCATGTCGGGAGATGCGGTAAAAAACTCGTAATCCTCGCCGGTATGATTCGCACGGATGAGGACGCACTAATATGCGACCTGGCTGAGACGTATCACATTTATGATTATCGGACTTTCCCAATCAAGCTGATTGCCACACTTGCGGCAGGCTTGCGGGACGACAGCCGGATAAAGATGCGTCTTGCCGGGAGTCGGGTGCGTCCTTCTTTTTTATTGTCCGCGATGACGGTCGACGCGCTCAATATTCTAATCTGGCAACAGACAGAGGACGGACACAAGGGGCGAAATGCTCCGGAGCGTATCGCCAGATTCCTGCTTGGCGAGGAGAAGAAAGAGAACAAGAATATTGCGTCGTTTGACTCGCCTGAAGAGTTCGAGCGTCGCAGAAAGGAGATAATCGAGGGATATGGCAGAACTGGCTAAAGCATATGTCCAGATAGTGCCTACCATGTCAGAAAGCGGCGGCGGGTCGCTGACTCAGCTTTTCAACAGCTCGGGCGTATCCTCGCAGGCTGATTCTGCCGGAAAGAGTACCGGCGGTTCATTCCTGGGCGGTCTCGGCGGGGCCATCTCAGCCGGTGCAGGTGCTGTAATCGGCGGTATTGCGGCGGTCGGCGGGGCTTTTACGGACGCTGTCGGCAACGTCGCGTCATACGGTGACAGCATTGACAAGATGTCCCAGAAGATGGGCATGTCCGCGCAAGCCTATCAGGAATGGGACGCGGTCATGCAGCATTCCGGGACTTCTATGGAGACCATGAAAGCCAGTATGAAGACGCTCGCTAATGCGGTCGCAGGCGGTAACGAAGCTTTCCAGAAAATCGGTCTCACTCAGGAGCAGATTGCATCCATGTCTCAGGAAGAGCTTTTCGGAGCAACGATCAAAGGTCTCCAGAACGTAGACAATGAGACAGAGCGCACATATTTAGCCGGTCAGCTTCTCGGACGAGGGGCGACAGAACTCGGCGCACTGCTCAATACTTCCGCAGAAGATACGGACAAGATGAGACAGCGAGTGCACGAACTGGGCGGCGTTATGTCCGACGAAGCGGTCAAAGCGGCGGCGGCCTATCAGGACAGCTTACAGGACATGAAAACAGCCTTTACGGGCTTAAAGAACAATATGCTTGCGGAGTTTCTTCCGTCGATTAAATCGGTCATGGACGGCCTCGCGGAGATCTTCACGGGCAATTCCGAGCAGGGAATCAGCATGATAACGGCGGGCATTAACGGCATGATGCGAAAAATCGGCGAAGCGATTCCAAAACTTGCTCAGATAGCGACGCAGATTATTGCATCACTCGCGCAGACTTTCGTGGCGAATCTTCCACAGATTATAGGCATGGGCTACTCCATAAGCGGAACGCTCGCGCAGTCGATTAACACGAACCTTCCGTTGATATGGCAGGCTATTCAGGGGATTTTTACATCAATCGGTACGGCGTTCATGACGTACGGCCCGACGATGATACAGGAAGGATTCAATCTCCTGACAAATCTGGCGCTCGGTATCGTGAGCAATTTCCCGGCGGTGATAGATGCAATTAGTCAGGGCGTGACTCAGGCATTCGGACTTCTTGACGGGAATATGCCCGGATTTTTGGATAAAGGTATTGAAGCCATCAGCCAGATTGCGAACGGCATCCTTCAGAATCTCCCGTCAGTGATTACGTCGCTCGGAAATATGGCAGTAAGTGCGCTGACTTTCCTGATGACGAATATGCCGATGTTCCTGCAAAAGGGCGTTGAGTTAATCGGAGAAATTGCATCGGGTATCGTTCAGAATCTCCCCGCGATCGTTGCGGCAATCGCTCAGGTAATCGCCCGGCTGATTCAGACTTTGCTTCAGAATATGCCGCAGTTCCTCCAGAAAGGTATCGAGTTAATCGGCAAGGTCGCATCCGGTATCGTGCAGGCCATTCCGAATGTGATTTCGGCGATGAAATCAGCGGCACAGGGCGCTTTTAATGCGTTCAAAGAGATTAATTGGTTGGAACTCGGCTCTAACGTCATCAGTGGCATCGTCAGCGGCATCACAGGCGCAGCAGGCGCGCTGTTCGATTCGTTGAAGAACCTTGCATCGAACGCACTCAGCGCGGCAAAGGATGCGTTAAAGGTCGGCTCCCCGTCTCGTCTCTTCCGGGATGAGGTCGGCCGATGGATTCCGAGAGGTATCAGCGTTGGTATCGAGGACACAGTTCCGGAGGTCGAAGCGACGCTCTCAGGAGCGGCTAGGCGGCTCGTCGATGCGGCGAGCGTATCCGGCTTTACTCCGGCGGCGGTTCCGACACAGAGCAACAGGCTCACAAGAGACGATATCCTGCTGATTGCGGAAGCTGTCCGGGCAGGCATGGAAGACATCACAGTAAACACGACAATCAGCGAAAAGAGCTTTAAGCGCGGCTTAACGGGAATGGGGGTGAGGTTCGCATGATTTACAGGGCATCATCTGGTAATGAGTACGATTTAACCCTCAAACGGCACTACATCAAGACGGCGAGCTTCCATGATTGGGAATGGTCTCCGAAGACAAAGGAAAAGGCCATCGGCGTGAACGTCTCCAAGTTCGGCAGGGATGCGAAGACCTACGAGGCAACGCTTGCACTTCCCGGCGCTCGTGCGGAACGCGAGAAACGGCTCGACGCACTCCATGAAGACATGGAGCGGGACGTGCAGATGAAAACGCCGGGCAAGCTGATTTGCAACGGGTACACGATAGACTGCTATCCGATAGCGTCGAAAACATACTCGAACGACTCGGGAACACGGACGCTGAATGATATCAAATTTTACTGTCCGTATCCGCTCTGGTCTCAGGAAGTCCTCAAGAGTTTCGGAGCAGTCAGCGAAGGCGGGGAAACGTCAGGCGGGTTCGACTATGAGTTTGACTATGAATTTGATTACATGACGGAGACGGGACTTTCCCTCTACTGGGATATCGAACACTTCTGCCCGGTCGAGTTCCGGATGACGATTTACGGGCCGTGTACGAATCCGGCTATCACGATCGGCGGTCATGTCTATCAGGTGTATCAGACTTTAGCGTCTTCCGAGTATATGGTCATTGATTCCAGAGAACGCACGGTCGTGAAATACCTCGTAAACGGCACTCCGGTAAACGTCTTTAACTCCCGGCGGTTCGATGTGTCCGTCTTCGACC